GTTTCTGAAATTTAATAAAGTCGGGCAAGAGGTAGACGTGAGTTTTAACGTACAAACAAACGAGTATAAAGGAAAGTATTATACTAGCTTGCAGTCTTGGAAGATATTTAAGGCAGAGGCAGGGGAGACAGCTCCAGAGGTAGCTCAAGAGGAGGCAGACGATTTGCCATTTTAATAATTTGGGGAGTTAGCGCTCCCCTTTATTTTTTATATATATGAAAATAACAAACGAGGATAACATGAAGTTAATGGCAAGGTATGAAGATAACTACTTTGATTTGGCTATTGTTGACCCGCCTTATGGGATTGGAGACAAATTTAAAGGCGGAAATAGTGGTAAAATGAATTTTAACGAAGTAGTAGAAAAAGGGTGGGATAATGAAACCCCATCAAAAGAATATTTTAACGAACTTAAAAGAGTAAGTAAAGACCAGATAATTTGGGGTGGAAATTATTTTTTAGATAATTTAGGAAATACAAGGTGTTTTATTTGTTGGGATAAAAAAATTAGTGAAGATTTTACTTTGGCAATGGCAGAGCTAGCTTGGACTTCTTTTGATAAATTAGCAAAGATTTTTAGAATGAGTGTTCCAAAAACTGGTGGTAAAATACACCCAACACAAAAACCAGTTAAACTTTACGAGTGGCTATTAATGAATTACGCAAAAGAGGGAGACAAAATACTAGATACACATTTAGGCTCTGGATCTATTGCTTTAGCTTGCCACAATCTTAATTTTGATTTAACCGCCTGCGAGTTAGATACAGAGTATTACAACGACGCAATGAAAAGACTAAAACAACATCAACAACAACTAACAATGTTTTAACATGAAAGACAAAATACTAGAGGATTTAAAAGCAGAATTTGACGCACGCTCGGAGGCAGGGATAAAGAAATATAACACTACTCTGGAGGATAACAACAGAGACGATTTTCTGCAACACTTAAAAGAGGAGTTAATGGACGCCGCCTTGTATATCCAAAAGCTGCAATCTGTAGAGCCGAATTACTGCAAGTGTAATATAACCTATACACTCAATGAATGATAGCGGAGATATTACAGCAAAGTTTACAGCTACAGAAAGAGCTATCGACGAGCTACAACAGCCGACTATTGAAATCGAAAGAACTCGCAACGCAATACGAGAAACTCAAAAACGAAACGACGGAATTAGAGCAGAGCTTGAGGCAGTACAAAAAAGAATTGAGAAAGGTTATAAAGCAATACGAGAAAGCTCAAACGAGCAGCAGAGAATTGCAAGCGTTAAAAAAGAAATCTCAAGACTTGGCGGACTCATTGCGTGGCAAGACAACCGCAGCAAACAATTTAAAACAATTATCGAAAGGGGTTATTAATAATAAGCATATATTAGAGTGATTAAATTAAGACCATACCAAAACGATATTATCGAATCCTTGCGCAACTCATTTAAAAGAAACCGCAGGACTATACTTTGCGCTCCGACAGGCGCAGGTAAAACGATAATGTTTACCTATCTAATTAGTGAGCATTTAAAGCGTGGAGGTAACGTCCTAGTATTAACTCATAGGAGCGAGCTACTTAAACAGGCGGGTAGCTCATTCGAGAAATTTGGACTAACCCCCGAATATATTACGAGCGGATCAAAGCCAGACCTAGAGGCAAAGCTCCACGTTGGTATGGTCGAAACAATAGACAGACGGAAAGAGACTTATACAAGTTTCCTAGCCTCAAAGAGTTTAGTAGTAATCGACGAGGCGCACTTGAATATATTTACTAAACTACTCCCTTTAATTAATCCGCTTGCCTACGTAATAGGAGCGACGGCTACTCCAGAGCGCAAGGGAAAGGCTGCCGTATCTCTTGACGAGTTTTACACCGCCATAGTGCAACGAATAGATACACCCGAATTAATTAAAATGGGTTTCCTATCCTCTGCAAATAGCTACGGCGTGCCAATAGATACCAAAGGATTAAAGCGCACAGGAGCGGATTTTGATACCGCAAGCTATTACGAGGATAACAAAACCTATATCGGAGTAGTAGATAATTGGGTACGGTTAACAGAGAATACAAAGACTTTACTATTTGCATCGAATGTAAACAGCTCTAAGGTTGTATGCGCTCAATTTAATGCAAGAGGTTACGAGGCAAAACATATCGACGGAAACACGCCTAAGAATGAGCGAGAGGCGATTTTAACTTGGTACAACGAAACCCCTAAAGCGATTATCTGTAACTGCGGTATATTAAACGCAGGGTTTGACCAACCAGACATCGAGACTATAATACTCTACAGAGCTACAACCTCACTCCCTTTATTCCTGCAAATGTGCGGACGAGGCTCAAGGACTACAGACAAACTAAACTCTTTTAATATCCTAGACTTTGGCAATAACATCAAACGGCTAGGGCATTGGGAGAATCCTAGAGACTGGAGTCTAAAAAAGAAACTTACAAGAGAGCAACCTGCGCCCGTAAAAGATTGCCCTAAATGTAAAGCTATATTATTAGCCTCTACAAAGGTCTGCCCTTATTGCGAACATAAATTTATAAATAAAAAAGAGGCAGAGATTGCTAGGCTAGAGCTAATCAAAAACGAGGTAATAAAAAACTACTCGCAAATGTCAAACTCAGAGCTTGCGCAGGCGGTACATGACAAATACATAACTGCGGCGTGGGTATTGCATCGTAAAACTTGCAGGCTAGACGCTAGAGATTTTCTTGAGGCGGTAGGATATAAAAAGTCTTTTGAGTATGTAAATAAAAAAAGATTTAAAGTTTTTAGTTAAAAAAGTTGTTTATAAGTTATAAATTTATATATCTTTGAAAAAACAAAATTAATACTATGAAAAACTTACTACAAACATTGAGACCAGATTTAAAGGATAAGCTATCTTTATTAAACGAAGAGTATCCATTTACAGCGCATCGAATTATTAAAGACCTAGAGGCTACTAATAACGTTTACGACGTTACGTTTTTAACTATGGCAACTATGCAGAAATTCCTATCTGTTAATCTAGACGATTTTTACTTTATATTTGAGCCAGATGTTGAGCGAGGTTAAAATACAAACGCAGATTTTCCAATGGCATTGGAATAGCTACCCCACAGAGCGAGGTTTACTTTGCTATAACCTAAACAACTCTGCCAACAAAATAGACGGCAATAGAAACAAAGCGCTCGGATTAATTAAAGGGCGATCCGATATGGTTTATTATTACCAAAGCTCTGCCTATATGATTGAGTTAAAAAACGCTAAAGGAAAGCAAAGCAAAGAGCAAATACTATGGCAGGAACTACTAGAGTCTCAAGGATTCACATACGTAGTTATCCGCAGCCTAGAAGAGTTTAAACAATTTAAAGAGGAACTATGAGAATATTAGTAGCTTGCGAAGAAAGCCAGGCAGTAACAAAGGAATTAAGAAAATTAGGACACGAGGCTTATAGCTGTGATTTATTAGAACAAAGCGGAGGACACCCCGAATGGCATATAAAAGGAGATGCAGTTGCAGAGGCTTATAGTGGTAAGTATGATATGATGGTTTGCTTTCCTCCTTGCACGCATTTAGCAGTAAGCGGAGCTAGGCATTTTAAACAGAAAATACTAGACGGCAGGCAACAGCAGGGTGTTGATTTGTTTATGAGTTTTATCAATGCGCCAATAGATAAAATTGCAATAGAAAATCCTATAGGGATAATGAGTACAAAATATAAAAAACCTAACCAAATTATACAGCCTTGGCAATTTGGAGACAAAGCACAAAAAAGCACTTGTTTATGGTTAAAAAATTTACCTAATTTAGTACCAACTAATATAGTAGATAAAGGAGAGTTTTTTGAGTTTACTAGTAAAAAAGGAATTAAAAAAAAAATGCCGATGTGGTACTACAAGGCTTTACAAAAAGCAAAGACTCCAGCAGAAAGGAGTACATTAAGAAGTAAAACTTTTCAAGGTATAGCAAACGCAATGGCTACCCAATGGACAAAATAAAAACAACTATGTTAAAAACAATTAAGGACGCAGTAGAGGAAGTAACAGGATTAAAAATAAATAAAAACACACGACAGAGGGAGTATGTTATGGCTAGATGTTTATTTTATCATTTCGCTAGAGAGTTAACGGGCAGACCATTTGCAGAAATAGGAGCAGTTACAAACCACGACCACTCTACGGTATTACACTCTCTTAAAAAATTTAATGTACATTACAAATTTGATGTATTTTTTAAAAAGAGCTTTCACGCTTTGGAGAGTATACTAGAGCCTACTCCGTCAGTAGAGGAGATAGTCGCAGAGGTCGGCTCGATTGACGAGGTAGTGAGACAAAGGCAGGAATTAATAGAGGCAAATGTAAAGCTAAAGCTAGAGATAAAAAGCCTAAAAGAAAACAAGCCAAGACTAGAGAAATTACTAGACGGCATACCAGAGGAGAGAATTCAATTTTTTATTAATAACCAAATGAGCGCCTTTATAAAAATGGAACGCGCTACACTAAAAAAACAGCAAAGTTATGAGCAAGCAAATGCCAAAATTAGAGAAACAAAGCAAACCGTTAAACAAGCAAGTTTTGAGGAAACGGGTATCCGAGTTAGAGACAAGGCTAAACAATTTACACTCCCTAGTTAAAGAT